GTCGTACTGGTCGCCTGTCTGATATTTCGTGTATTGGATGGTTTCTGTCTTGTGTAAGTCGTACCACCAGCCTGCTTCTTTGTTGGCTTGACGTACCCAAGCGCCGAGTCGATCATTTATTTTTTCGTCGTAGAGCCATGAGATCTGGGACTTACGATGCCCTGCCTCGTGTCCGAAGTGGAATCCCTCTACTTCTTCAACGTTTGCGACGGCGTGCTGGATTTCGTCGCACTGCTGTGGGGTTAATGCCTCTGGGATGTGCCAGTAATGATTGGTGAGCATAATGTCTAGGTTATCAGAGCTTCGTTCTGAGGCGGAATGGCGGAAGTGTGTACGGGATGAAAGGTATTTTCTTGAAAATTATTGGCACATTGCTCACCCTGCTCACGGGCGTATTCTTTTTACTTTACGTGAGGCTCAGGCGGAAGCTATCAAACACTGGGCAAAGCATAGATATTCGCTTACATTAAAAGCCCGCCAGATTGGGTGGAGCACTTTGGTTTCGGCGCACCAGTTTTGGTTGGCGTTTTTTCACGAGGACCAGAATGTTATCGATTTGAGTCGTACAGAGCGGGAAGCTGTTCTGTTGCTGCGTAAAACGAAGTACGGATTCAGCCATTTGCCGAAGTGGATGGTTGAGCGTGGACCTACGTCGCTGATTGAGCATCAGCAAAGAATGGGGTTTGATAATGGAAGCCAGATTACATCGATGCCTTCTGCGTCGGACCCTGCCCGTGGTGAATCGGCCACACTCATTGTTGTTGACGAGTGGGCGTTCCTCCCAAATGCGGAGGAAGCGTGGGCCAGTATCGAACCTGTTGCGGACGTTGGGGGACGAATCATCGGGCTGAGTACCGCAAACGGTTCGGGGAACTTTTTCCATCACCTGTGGGTGGGGGCTACTACGGGATCGAACAAGTTTGAGTCCATGTTTTATCCGTGGTCAGCTACGGAGGATAGGGGGGAAGCATGGTACATGGAGAAAGTGAAGTCCATGTTGCCGTGGCAGCTTGCACAGGAATACCCGACGACGCCTGAGGAGGCGTTCGTCAAGTCAGGTAATCCTGTGTTTGATCTGGATGTTCTCGAAGAGATGGAAAAATATGTTATTCATGGGGAGACAGGGTATTTGTTTAAGGCCCCTGGGGTGTTGGAGTTTCGGTCGCAATGAGTCTGGAAATTTGGCATCGCCCTAACTTGAATTCGGCGTATGTTATGGGGGTTGATACTGCTGAGGGTTTAGGGCACGGCGATTACAGTGTTATCCAGGTATTGAGTGTTGCTTCTGGGGATCAGGTTGGGATCTGGCACGGCCATATAGCTCCTGATTTGTTGGCTGAAGAGGTCGATAACTTGGGTCGCTGGTACAACAATGCTTTGTGTTGCGTGGAGTCCAATAACCACGGGTTGACGACGATCACTGAGTTGCGTCATCTGGGTTACCCCAATTTGTTTCGTAAACGACAACTCAATAGTGTGAACAACAGGATCGGCCAGGAGTACGGTTGGAAGACTACTCGTACGTCGAAGCCTCTGATGATCGACGATTTGAGTTCCGCATTGCGGAACAACGAGTTGCGGATTAAGGATCGCCATACCATTGCAGAGTTACGAACCTTCGTTCGTAACGACAAGGGAAGTATGGGTGGTTCCCCTTACGATGACCGTGTGATGGCGTTGGCTCTGGCAAATCAGATGCGTAAATATGCTTACGAACCTGAGTATGCGCCCACGGTTAATGACTATTGGACCGTTGACTGGTTCGCTCGATTGGGCGGTACTGTGCCTGATGGACCCCCCACTCGGATAGGTTCTACTACTATTCGTGGGACACGCTAACCTTTCTATAGACATGTCAATACGGAGGAAACCTTTAATGGCTTCTAAATTTGTTTCCCATACCAATGGGACACGTAGCGTCGATGGCGCAGGCGATGGCGCTAACGCTAAGATGGAGCGGGGCGGCAGTGTATCTGCTAACCCAATCTGGGCACCTGGAGGCCCTCAATCTCCGAAAGAACGGTTTGCATCACCGAAATATGCGAATCAAACGGGCGATTTGGGCGAAACGGGAGCAAGAACTACCCCAGAGAATCAGCACGGAACCACTGGGAAGGTTGAACCTGGGAAACAGGCTAACCTTCGCGGCCATAACGCTGGCTGATCGTGGCGGTCCTGCCAGATGGGGCCACGTTCGCGGAGTTCGCTGAGTACGTTCTCGCACGACGGGACGTTCCTTTATCGGAACTTAGGGAACTCTACGAACGTCGTTTGCGCCTGAAGTCGATCACTGTATCTACGGGTGAGGGGTACAGGAGAACTTTGCCTGCAGACGAACAGTTGCTAACCAAGCGTGAGCGTGAAGCTAAAGTGTTTGCGGAAGCTAAAGCGCAGGGACGTAACATCGAGAAGCTCCCTGAGAAAGCCCAGTTCTAATGCCCAAGAAATCCCGCCAAGAACTCTTATCTGAGTACACGGAACGTGTTGACAAATGCAAGAAATGGCGTACCCAGCAGGGTTACGAAATTACTTGGCGACGGCTCATAGATCTGTATCGAGGGAAACACTGGCCTTCGACCACTTCCAACAAACAAGATCTTATTGCCGTCAATCTGGCGTTTTCCACCGTGAATGTGATTGCCCCAAGCGTCGCAGTGAACTACCCGAAGGTAGTTGTCCAAGCGACCAATGAGGAGAACGCTGACCGAGCCGTTTTCGTTGAAGCCATCATCAACTACATGTGGAAACACCACAACTTCCGTGACCCGTTCAGGCACGCTGTCAAAGATTTTCTGATCTTTGGGCACGGATGGATCAAAGTAGGGTGGAAATTTCTTGAACAATCCCAATTCGTCACTGAAATTGAGCGAGAAACCCTACTAGATCAAGCTTTCCAAGAAGTGGATCAATTTATAGTAGATAGCCCCGAGCTAGCTGCGGACCTTCCCACAGACGAAGAGATTTACGCAAATATCCCTCAAACAATTATGAGGGTCGTTGAGGATCAGCCGTTTGTGGAAAGGATCTCTCCTTTCGATGTGTTCGTAGATCCGCAAGCAACCTCCATCGGGGAAGCTAACTGGATTGCTCAAAGACTTGTAAGACCTCTCGAAGACGCAAAAGCTGACTCTCGGTATAAACCGTCTGCCAGGAAACGGTTAGCGAGCAACTATGTTCCTGACAACCTCGATTCCGATGAAGACAAAGCGCAGTACATACCAGAACAGGTTATTCTCTGGGAATACTACGATATGAAAGCGAACACGCTTTCCGTTTACGCCGAGGATGGCGACGAGTTCTTAGTTGACCCCGTAGAAATGCCCTACGCCTACGGTCAACCCTTCGTAATGCTCAGAAACTACGATGTTCCAGACCATTTCTACCCTATCGGTGACCTGGAAAGTATCGAAAGTCTCCAGTTGGAGCTTGATAAGACCCGTTCGCAGTTGATGAACGACAGGAAGCGTTACGCCAGAAAATGGTTGTACCATGAACGTTCCTTTGGTCCCGAAGGCCGTGAAGCTCTCGAATCTGAAGAAGATGGGCGCATGGTCCCTGTCGTGGATGAGAACAAACCACTTTCTGAAGTGGTTGTTCCGATGCCCCAAGTCCCAATTAGCCCTGAAATATACAACTATTCGGCCATAATTGAGGACGACATCAACACTGTTTCAGGTATCTCCGAGTACGCCCGAGGCGCAATGCCTGAAATACGGCGTACAGCTACCGAAGCCAGCATTATTGCTGACGCACAGAACGCCCGTGCGGCAGACAAACTTGCCATTGTCGAAATATGTATTTCCATGGTGGCGAGAAGAGTCATACAACTCATGCAAGAGTTTATGACGGGCGATCAAGTAGCCAGAGTTACCAGTATGGGGGGAGAAGAACTGTTTGTTTCCTACACCCGTGAGGACATCATCGGAGAGTTCGACTACTCAGTTCAAGCTGGTTCCACTCAACCGATGAACGATACGATACGGAAACAGCAAGCAATTTCGCTTATGAATGCCATTGCACCGCTAGTTGGCACCGTGATAGACCCCGCAGCCCTAGCTATGCACGTATTGGAGAACGGCTTCGGGATTAAAGATCCACAGAAGTTCCTTATGGGTCCCCAACAGGGGATGCCAGCGGAGGAAGAGGCCGCTGGTCCCCCTCAGGGACAATCGGTTGTTCCTCCACCTCCACCGACTCCTTCTATCGGGAATGTCCCGATGCCTGGAGGGGCTGAAGGTGGTGCGTTTGCGCCCACTGGGGGCATACCTCCAGAGCTTCTTTTGCAACTTCAGAACCAGATGGGTCTTGAGCTTCCCTCCTTATAGTGGGACACTCCCCTATAGTTATTAGGAACAATCTCACAGAGAATTCCTAGGAGGGGCCAGTGCCCGAAGAATACGAAGCTGACATGGAATCCACGTATGTGGATACTCCTGAATCTTCCATAGATGTTCCAGAGGAACCTGGAGAATCGTACACCATCACAGTTGACGGTGTAGATGAACAGGTCAGTCTTGAAGAACTTCAAAACGGCTACCAGAGACAATCGGATTACACCCGAAAGACTCAGGTGGTGGCCGCTGAACGTGAGCGATTACGTCAGGCTGAACAAATAGTATCTGCTCTGGAACATAACCCAGAAGAGACACTCAGAACTTTAGCTCGATCTTTCGATATGGATCTTGGACAACCCGCTTCTTCTAGTGAGAGTTACGACTGGGGAGAAGGAGAAGATGTGGACCCTAATGCTCAAAAGATCGCTGCCTTAGAGTACCGACTTGAACAGTCTGAAAACCGTCAACGTCAGGAAGCCATAGAGCGACAAGTAACAGAGTTACAGGAGCATTACGGAGAATTCGATAGTCGAGAACTGCTGAGTCACGCTTTGCGCCACAAGATTCCAAATCTTGAGGCTGCTTACACGCATTGGCAGTTCAATGAGGTTAAAAACACTGCTAACAAGTTACAACAGGAACAAGAACTTGTTTCTAAGAAACGGGGAGCAGCAGCCGTTGAACCTGGAGGGTCAACCCAGACGGGAACCGAACCAAAAACAACCTCACGGCCCGCTAGTATCCGAGAAGCGTTCGCTCAGGCAAAGGAACAATTAAGCACTTAACCTTTTAGGAGCAAACCGACATGGCAGCAGGAAATGCCAACTTCGATGAGATTCTCTCAACGACTTTAAATAATTATATCCCTAAGCTCACGGACAATATCTTTAGTGCTCGCCCACTTTTCTATGCTTTGACCAACGGTCAAACCATGCGAACAGTGAGTGGAGGCGTAAAGATTATCGTTCCGTTGATCTATGCGACAAACTCAACCGCAGGTTCGTATGCGGGTACTGACACTATTTCCATCACGGCTCAGACTGGCATTTCTGCCGCTGAGTACGACTGGAAACAGTATGCAGCTACCGTAACGATCAGTGGTATTGAGGAAGCTAAAAACAATGGTGAGGCACAGATCATTGACCTTCTCGAAGGCAAGATCTTCCAAACCCAA